ATTCGTGGAGTGATCATACAAAAGGAGATTGCGGTTTGCCCGTAGTAGCTGAAAGAGATCAGGGAAGTTGCATTGTAGGCATCCATTCTGCAGGTCAGACTGAGGATACCAATGATGCCCCCCTTTCGCAAGCATATGCTATAGCCGTTTCACGTACTCAAATTAGTGATGCGGTACAGCGTGTTGCACGAGTGGGATCGGTCTATTCCGAGCGTTTAGACGTTGTAGCTGGTCTTAGTACCACAGAATCTGGTCCTTTGATAGCGACTATGCCACATTTTAAATCACCATCGAGATATGAAGACCTCGGATCTATCATTAATTATGGTAAAATTCGAGACGTTTCGATTCGTCAAAAATCACAGTTGATGAAATCAGTTTGGCATGATGATTTAGATGAGATCTTCTTTGAAACCATGGGTCATGTGAGAACAAGTGTTTACATACCACCTTTGATGCAGCCTATTGGGTCTGGAGAAAATTTTATCTCCCCTTATAACATTGCACTCAGGAAGATGGCAAAAAACAAAATGCCACTGGACATGGATGTCGTGAAAAAGACGATCACTTTAATATCTAAACAGCTCTTGAACAATTTGAAAGATAAGGATATTCCTCCAATGCGCCCTCTTACTGTTAAGGCAGCGTTAAATGGAGTTATTAATGATCCGTATATAAGACGAATGAACATGACTCGAGCAGCTGGATTTGGAACACCAGGAAAGAAATCTGATTATGTTATCAGAACTATCCTAGATGGTGAGACAATAGATGCTCCCACGCCCGAATTAAAACGCGAAATTGTTAAAATTCTTGACACTTATATGAGGGGTGAGAGTTATGGACCGGTTTATAAGGTTACACTTAAAGACGAGCCACGTATAGCTGAGAAGGCACGCTCTGGCAAAACTAGAGCTTTCTACGCCTCCCCATTAGCACACTTGGTAGTTCAACGTATGTTTCTAGCACCTTTCTATTCACTATTGGTTGAATTTAGTGAAGCATTCTACTGTGCGTTAGGAGTAGATATGCATAGACAAGGTCATGAGCTGCGAGCGCGTTTAATCGCATTCGCTAAGAAAGTTCTAGAAGGAGATTATGGTGGCTTTGATGTTTCCATGCCCAATGAGGTTAGTATGGGCGTTTCCGAGATCATTTTGATCATATGTAAAGCGCTCGGCGCCTCTGAAGCTCAC